CAAATAATCAAAAATAAAAGGGTTAAAATGGATATTGAGTTACATCTAGTAGGAGATTCAAGCAAAATTATACGTGAAATTAAGTATATGTGGAATAGAGATATTAAGGACTTATTTAACAAGAAATTTATAAAACTTTATGGAGCAGTTCCACATGATACAGTTCCTGAAATAATTAAAACCTTTGATTTATATGTTATTCCACGTTTAGATTTACCAGTTACAAATGTAGTTAGTCCAATAAAACCGTTTGAGCCAATGGCTTTAAGGATACCTTTGTTAATGTCTAACTGTGACGCATTAAAAGATATTAGTAAAAATGGCAAAAACTGCATGCTTTTTAAAAAAAATAGCTTTAAAGATTTTTCTGATAAAGTAGTGGATATTGTTAATAACGGTTATTCTCAAAAAATTATAGATAATGGATATAAATTTGTCAAAAATGAAAGAAACTGGGAAAATATGATTGAAAATATAGGTTTACGCAAAATACTTAATTAAGTAATTATAAAATATTTTATTTCTTTCTACCTTTAAAAGTTAATGTATATTCTTAAAGATGTGGACTTTTCTAAACTTATTAAAAGGAATTTAAACGAAAAACATACCCTACTTATTGAATATCTAGATTTAAATGGGAAAAAACAAAAAAAACATTGGAGAAATAATGGAAGGCATATTCATGTAGAAGGAATTAAAGAATTAACCAAAGCTAGAGTAGGTAATAATAAAGCTTGGAAGAATGTTTTAAACATAGTGAAAGAAAAAATGTTGGTTGAAGGAAAGGTAGGTTTAACAAAAGAGTTTTATATTACAAATAAAACACTTTTATTTTATTTTGGATTTAATCTTAATTTAACCACAAGTAATACCGTAATGGCATGTAATTATTTAAATAGATTAATGGAAAATAATAATGAAATTATATTATTATCTCCTTTCCCAATTAAAAATATCTTTTTACAAAATTTAGTCTTTAATAAATATACTATTATTAATTGCAATAAAGAAAATCATAAAGAACTATTTAAAAAATATGAAAATAAATGCGATTTAATATTTATTCGACAACTTAAAAACATTAATTCTCTAAAAAATGAAACTTATTTAAAAAAAACAATTATTTACGAAGATGGTGCAGAATTGGACAACATTAAAGAGCTTAATAATGAATTCCATAGTATAATAACTCAAAGTGAAAAACTTAAAAAAACAATTGAAGATAATGGAGTTTATTCTGCTAATATTAGAATTATAGAACCATTTGTCTATAAATATGATTTTGATTTACCAGAGAGAATTGATAATGAAATTCGTTTAATTTATTGTGGAACGCTTCGAGACGAAGAAAATATAATCGAAATAATTGAACAATTTAAAAAAATACATAAAGAACGATCTGAAATTGTATTAAAAATAGTATATGATTTCATAGTTGGCACTGATAAGTTTAAAGATCAAGTTAAACAATATATTAACAATGGTGTAGATGGAATTACTTTTATAGATAACCTATCTCATAAAGATGCATGTTACCATATCGCAACAAGTGATATTGGTATATGTTGGCGTAAAAATGAATTTAATGAAAATGGTAAAAATTCTATGAAAATGAAAGAGTATGAAATATATGGGATAAATTTATGCAGGGATGATATTTATTTAAAGAGAAATGAGTTTAAAAAAAATATAACTGTTACTGTTATTTGTTGTGCCAAACGTCCTTCATATCATTATAATATTTTAAATAATTTGATAAATTTATCTAAAGATAATTATAACATTAAATTACTATTGTGTTTAAATAATGAATCATTAAATCAATTATTTTATAAAAGATTTTTTCATGACAATAAAATAGAAAATGAAATTATTAAATTAGACAAGTCATTATCACAGTGCTTAAATACTTTAATTTCAAAAACTAATACACGAGTTATATTTAAAATAGATGAAGATGATATTTATTTACCCGGTTTATTAAATAAATGTATACCATATTTGTATAAAAATACAATTATTTCTACATCTGAAAGACTTGTTTATTGTCCAGAAAATAAAAAATTATACATTAATGAAAATAATTCAGGATGTTATTCTTTAATAGGTTTAAAAAAAAAAGATAAATTTGAAATTAAATTTACTAATGATGATACATATATTTTAAAAAACAATAAAACAAAGATTTTAGATTTAAGAAACTATCATATTCATATAAAACATATAAATAACGAAAAAGATGCTTATCATTTTAAGTATTATAAAGAAATAATCAAAGATAATCTCAAACATATTCTTGATGAACATGGTTTATTTGATATTTACAATCAGTCAAAAAAAAATAGTAATTTACTAAATAAAAATATATTAAATTATAGGTCTAATTATAAAAGAAAAAAATTTATTAATATAAATAAACTAAGTATTATTGGTATTTTTGATGAATTTTTATATAATACTTACAAAAACATATTTAACATAAAATTAATTAATCCAAAAGAAAAAATAGACAAAAAATATGACTTTTTTATGTGTGAAAGTAGTTGGAATGGAAATTCTGGAAACTGGAAATCAAAAATTAATAATAAAACTATAAATAAAGAACTTCTTTGTATTTTAAATCAATGTAAAAAAAAAAATATACCTTCTATTTTTTTTAATAAAGAAGACCCAGTAAGTTTTGATTTATACATAGATACAGCCAAACACTTTGATATTATTATTACTACAGATGTAAATTGTATTTCAAAATACAAGGAAATTACAAATTCAAATATATTTGTAATGCCTTTTACTATTGATCCATTAAGTATTAATAACATTGGACGAAACAACGATAATAATAAAAGCTTTTTTGCAGGAAGTTTTAAATATAATTTATCAGAGGAAAGAAAAAAGAACACAAATTTACTACTAAATAAATTTATAGATAATAAAAATGAAATGTATTTATTTGATAGATCATTAAATAAAAAACAACGTGAAGATTTTTATAACAATATGTATACTTTAAATATGTTTGCACCAAAATATAACAAATATATACATGAATGTATTTCCCATGAAAAATTATTGGATGTTCATTTAAATTTAAACTGGTGTGGTAATTTAAATACAGTTACAGATTCGGATACTATGTTTGCTCGTAGAGTTTTAGAAGCCTCTATTATGAAAAATAGTATATTAACTGATTATTCACGTGGAGTTTACAAAAACTTCAAAAATAGTATTTACAAATTTAAAGACGAATTAAAGTATGAAACAAATGAAGATATTTTATTAAATCAAATTAAAAAACAAATAGGTTGGAGAAATATAATTCAAAATTATAATAGTTATACACATTTCAAAAATATATTTGAAAAAATAAATATAAAGGGTTTTATAAACCCTTTTTTAGAGAATAATAAAATTTCTATTATTTGTTTAACTAGTAAAATATATAATTTTCATATAATACAGGATAATTTTTTTCGTCAAAAATATACTAACAAGGAACTTATAATAATCATAAATTTAAACATGAATGATGAAATTAAAGAAATAATAAAAAACAATATTCATAAAAATATTATGATTAAACAAATTAATAAAGAAGAAACTTTTGACTTTTGCGTTAGTGAAGCAATTAGTTTATCAGATGGAAATGTTATTAGTATATTTAATGATAATGATTATTATGGAAAAAATTACTTGACTGATATGAATTTTAGTATGATAATTTCGAATGCTCAATTACTTGGAAAATGTGCTCATATGGTATATTTAGAAGAAAGTCAGGAACTGTGGATAAAATTTTATAAAATTAATTATGAAAACTATATAGATCAAAAAAGTGACTATATTTGTAAAGGAAGTATATTTTTTAAAAAAGATATACTTAAAAAATGTAATCTTCAAGAAGATATTAAAAAATTTATAGAGGATGTTAAAAGTAATAATTTTACAGTTTATGTAAGTGATTTTTTTAATTACTGTAAAAGAACTAATAATGATCACTTTGAAGAATCTATAAATATAAAAAACTATGAAAATATTCCTATTAATTTAATTGATGTATAAATAAATACTATTCTATTAATATTTTATACATTAATTTGTTTATAATTAAAAAAAATGAAATCCTCTTTATAAATTTCATTAATGCATTCAACAAGTAACTTATTTTTTTTATATTTTGAATAATCCAACTCTGAACTATTCTTATTTAATTTTACATTATTGTAAACAATATTGTATTTTTTACAAAGTTGTTTTATTTTATTTTCATAATTTTGTTCAAGTTTAATAAAATTTACATGATACGTTTCATTTTCTTTTGTATATTTTATCATAGGCTCAAATTGATGAAAAGGACCATATTTAAAAAAATTATCTCCTTCTGTTTTAACTCTATCTCTTAAATAAAGAGCGAAGTCTGTTATATTTTTATTATTAATCATTTCCGAAAATTTTTTATTACATCTATTTGGATATTGATTATAAGCAGATATAAATCGATCATATGGGTTTCTTATGATAGTAAAAATATAATAATTGTTTATATTTATATTTTTATTATTCATTACGTTATATGTATTTATGACATTTATTATCATATCTAACGGATAATGTTGTAATGTTCTTCCTAAAACATGACAGTCACCTGAAACAATACTACTTTGTTTAGAATTGTGTAAAAAATTATTTCTCTCCATTTCAAATAATCTAGAAATGTATGTTCCTGAACATTTTGGGATATGAATAAATAAAATTTTTTTATCAATATTGATTGGCATATTTGTGTATATATATATTTTTTTTATATACATATAAACTTAATTAATTCGGTAAAAAAATTTATTTTATATCTAGGTATACATTTATATGGCCATTAATACAAGTATTATTTTTGAGAATGATAATAATGTAGTAATAGAATTGATTGATCACGATTTTTCCAACAGTTTTAGAAAACGTAATGAAAAAGAAGTTATGTTTAGAAAAATAAATACATATCTAATAAAAAATAAAATAATAGATGGTAATATAATTGATCTAGGTGCATGGATTGGCGATAATAGTCTTCCATGGGCAATGAATTTAAATCAAACTGTATATGCTATTGATCCTTCTCCTAATAATATTAATTATATTGAAAAAATGAAATCTAAAAATAATATTACAAATATTAAAACAATAAAAAGGGCTATTAGTAATAAAAATGAAAAACTTTGCACAGATCAAAATTTAAATCATTGTAGTTTTAATAAGGAAACTGGAAAAACAATAGTGCAGGCAGTCAGTCTTGATTATTTATATTCTAATAATGAAATTAATAATATAGCATATATTCATTTAGATGTTGAAGGGTTTGAACAAAACGTTATTAACGGAAGTAATGAAATAATAAAAAATTTTAAACCTATAATATCTTTTGAACAACATTTAAAAAAAGATAATTACAAAGAATTATCTATGCACTTACATAAAAAGGGCTATAATATTTACTTAATAAATGAAATTCTTCCTGGTTGTAATATCGACTGCCGAAATTTATTTGCATTTCCAAATGATATGAATATACCAATAAACAAAATACACGATAGTATTGGAGAAAATGTATTATTATCAACTTTAAATTGGAATATTAAAAATAAATCTTGTAATTTAGTATTTAAAGGAACTTTATATGGTAGACATTTTAATAATGCCGTATTTCATGATGTTAATTCATTTGAATATAATGGAATTTATATTTTTTGTGTGAATCATAATAATCATACTAAAATAGTTGCAATTGATAATAATAAAAAATGGCTAGCTAGTAAAGCGTTACTTGGTGAAATAAATATTTTATGTAAAGAAACTGTTATTAATGCGTATTTAACTGCGCAAATAAAAAAAGATAAAATTGATTATAATATAAAAAACATAAATAAATCAAGATGATTCTCTATGATTAATTAAAATATTATCTATATTTTTCTTTATTATTGCATTATCTCTTAATTCTTTCATATTTAATCCATTATAATAAATAGTTTTGACATTTTGGAAAGATTCTAAATGAATACATTGTGATATATGATGGTTACTATTTATATTTTGAATACAATTATCTCCATATAAAATATATTCAGTTTGGTTATTAATTATTAATTTTAAATCTTCATATTTTTTATTAATTGGATCAATTAATTTTGTTCTTGGTTTAAATGCTATAACATTAGTAACATTACACAAGGAACCAAATAATATACTTGCATATCCTCCTGATGAAACCCCCATAAATAATATTTTTTTATAATTTGATTTTTTTATTATACTATTAATATATAAAACAGTCTCGTCTATATTATTCGTAATACCATCAATGCCTTTATGATACCAACATTGGTTTTTGTCAATAAAAAAATATAAATCTATATTTTTTTTATATGTTTTTGATAAATAATTTAAAAATTCGAATGGCAATATTCCTCCCATTTTTAACCCCATACCACCAAAACATATTATTAAATTTTCTGAATTTTCTCTTATTATTTTATGTTCACTCATTTAAAAAATCATTAGAAAATATTTTGTTTAGAAAAATTAGTTAAGATAAATTAAAAATTTTTTTATATCCGGATAAATTTGTAATACATCTGAATTATTAGTTATTTGTTCAATTTGTATGTCATTTAAATCTAATTTGGAAATATCATTATTGGAAACAAATTCTTGATTAATTTGCCAGGTTCTGTAATATTTATGCTCACTATTTTCTGGTTTTTTATTACGTAATTCAGTATTCGGGACTATAACATTCTTGTATTGGCTATTATCAAATATGTAATCTTTATAATTAATTCCAATATCTCTTAAAATTTTTTTAATTGAATTATAATTATTTGGAAAAAAATCTTCGTATCTAATTGTATATATATTTTTTAAATTACTATTTTTATATTTTATAAATTTTTTAATTATATTTGTATATAAATCAAAAGAGTGATCATCTGGAATATTATAATTGAACCGTTTATTTAATGAAGAAAATACAAATAACGGATTACGAATAATAAATATTTTTATATATTCTTTATATTTCTCACCAAAATAGTGGTCTCTAGCTAATGGTGATTTACATAATATAAATGGTTTGTCTGAAGTTTGGTTTATGAAGGAACATTCTTGTTGAATTTCTTCAATATCATCTAAATGTCCCAAAATTGATTTTAAAATACTTGTTCCACAGTGTGGAAATCCAAAAATTATTATTTTTTGTGTCATATTATATACTTACTTAATTTTTTAAATTCTTCACTGTTACCTTTTTGTATAATTTCAATGGCTTTAAATTTAAAACCAATCATATTATATTTTTTTAACCAATCTAAAGAGTTTAACTTTCCCTCTAAATTCCATATATGATAATTATCATTATAGTATGGATATAAGCTATATTTTTTTATGTATTTTTTTTTTATTATAAAAGCTTGATAAATTGTAAATTCTGTATATTTATAATATGAAATGTCATAAAAAAAACGTTTTAGTGTTTTACCATGTTTTTGTATTAAAAATGAAATAAGCTCATTAACATAAGCTGTTTTAAAAATAAATGGGACAAGACTACATAAATGAATATCTTTTAATTCTTTATCTAAATTTTTCAAATTTACATCAAGTTCTTTTAATGATTTTAAAAAATATTGATACATATAATCATTATCTAAATTTAGTGATAAACTACCATAAAATAACTTGGGATTATTATCTACAAAAAACATATTATCATTACATTTATTTATAAAAAATTTCGTATCATCTAGTTGTATGTAATATTCTGTTGTAACAAATTTACATACTAATAATTTAATAATTTCTTGATGATAATAACCATAATCATTCTTCCAAAATTTTGGCACATCACAATTATTTTTTTTATAAATATCATTTCTATTAAAAAATCTTATGGTATTAATATTATCTGGTTTATTATTTACAATTAAACTTTTTAGTTTGGTATTTAATTCGTTTAGTTCATTGTAAACTATAATAAATTCAATATTAAAATTACTAGTAAAATATTTAAAACTTTTTATTTGCCTAATAATTGCATTTTTAGAATTTTCATTATCATAAAATATTGAAACAAATGTGATTGTTTTATTTTTTTCCATGTAATGTAATGTATAATTATATTATTATTTTTTTAATCTAATGTTATTTTTTTTAAAAATAATAAGTGTTTGTTTTTAGTATTATCTTCTGAAAATATAAAACGATGTGCTTTATAATTACTATTTCCTTTTTTTTTAAAATGAATAATATTTACCTTATCATTTAATTTATTTTTTGATATAAATAATTCTAATTTATCTACATCCATATTAGTTATATCATCTTCATCATTCACATACATTATTATTTTTTTTGCTTTTCCTTTTAATATTATATTTTCTATATCAAATTTTATTAGTCTTCTTACAAAAATATTTTAATTACCTTTCTTTACCATTTCTTTATTTAGTGTTCACTTTTTTTATTGCTAAAACTAATTT